ACCTGAACCCGGTCAATTACAACTGCGACCGCATCGACAACACGGGGTACCCGTCAGACACCTTACTGGCGATGCGCACGCGGCTGATGATTCGCCTCGGATTCTCGAACCAGGCGGCGAATCCACCGCCGGGCATGGCCGCGTTTATCAACGACATGCTGCTGAGCGCGCAGCGCACGCTATACCGCCAGTACACCGCGCTGCACACGCGCCGGTTCTTCCGGTGGAAAGTCGTCCCGGGCCAGCGGTTCTACTCACTACTCGATAACGACGAGGACGTGCTGAGCAACTTCCACATGGACCCCAGCAAGACCATAGAATGGGCTGGCGTTCAGGACGTGCGTAACGTCTGGTATCCGCTCGAGCGCGGCATCGACCCGCAAAACTACACTATGCTGAATCGCCCGTGGCGGCCGTCGCGCTTCGACATCAAAGGGGCGCTCGAGATATTCCCGGCGCCCGACCAGACCTACTGGCTGTGGGTAGCGGGCCACTTCGGGCTCACGTCGTTCTCGGCTGACAGCGACACCACGACGCTCGACAGCGAGTTGGTATTCCTTGTCGCGCTCGCGAATGCGAAGGCGCACTACGGGCAGGGGGACGCGAACAACATCATGGCGGAGGCCAATACCTATAGGAAAAACCTGATCGCCGGCACGCACGGCCGGATGCGCTACATCCCCGCGACGGTGCCGACGCCTGCGGCGACTCGCCCGACGCTTACCAGTTTCCAGTCGTAGCCATGCGCCAGGTACCGCTCGGCCACTTGAATGCCGGCATCAACCGACTTCGCGTCAAGGGCGACGCATCGGCGAAGCAGCTATACGATCTGCTCAACGGGTTCATCACCTCAGATGGGTCGGTCTCGGTGCGCGAGGGTACGATCCGCGCCGCTACGCTGACTAGTGCGACGGTCGGACTTGCGTCTATGAACGGCGTGTTCAACGTGTTTGGAACTTCGCTCCAGACCGTGCCGAGCGGCTATAAGTGCAATGTGCTGGCGCACCCGCTCGACCAGACGCAGACCCTCAAGACGATCTGGTTCGCGAAACCGTTCATGGGCTTCATGTACGTCACCGCCGAATTCAACAACGGCGACGTGTACGATTACTGGCTACAGAATAATGGCTCGTGGCTCGCCAACCATGTGTTCAAAAATGGAAACATCGTTGAGCCAACAACGCCGAACGGGTATGGCTATCTAGCGGTTCGCGACACGCTCCCGAACCCGACATGGGCTTCGGAGAGTACGGTTGCAGTTAATAGCAAGGTCGAGCCGACCGTCTACACGGGGTTCTCTTATCAGGCCACAACGGTACTCGGCGCCGCGCCACACACCGGCAGCACCGAGCCGACGTGGCCCACTGTCGAGGGCGGCACGGTACAGGAGTTCGGGGACTTCGGCGTCAGCCAGACCACGGCCGCCACAGGCGCGACCACTACCGGGTTGCCGCTCGGACGGGCCATCACAGACCGCTACGGAAATAGCGCGGAGATCGCTGGGCAGATCGGCACTACCACATCCGGCAACGCCGCGACGGTCACAGCCATCGGCGCCGTGTCGACTTGGGCGCCGGGTGTCCTATACGCTCCTGGGTCGGTGGTCAAGCCGAGCACGGGTCAAGGGGGGTTCATAGGCGCGATCCCGAACGGGGATTTCGAGGCCGGTAACAATGGCGCGTGGATTCTGACCGGCACCGGCGCCTTTGACACGACGCACCAGTACCAGGGCACGACGTGCGTCTCGCTCACCTCTAATAACGGTTCCAGTTTCTGGAAAATGAACACGCACGGCGCGGTGCTACCCGGGCAGAGCGTTACGGCTAGCGCCTACGTCAACCCGAACAACACCGGGACCGATCTGCACATATTCCTCGAGCTCGCTTTCTATGACGCAAGCGACACCTTCATCTCTATGACGAAGGGGCCGGACAACCAGAACGGGGGCTACCGTAAAACGACGGTTACCGCGGTGGCCCCGGCCAACGCCGCGTTCGCCCGCGTCTGGATCGAGTCCAACAACGGTACGTCCAGCCGCACCGGCTACGCGGATCTAGTGGTGTGGAACCTCGAGACGCCGGCCGCGGTGAGCAACTTCCTTTACGAAGCGGTGCAGGCGGTGGCGGGCTCGAGCGGCACCACCGAACCCACGTGGCCGGTCATCAACGGTAACACCGTCATCGACAACCAGGTGACGTGGAAGGCCATCGGCACCAGCATCATCACGTGGACCGCCGTCCCGCTCATGAAGTCCGGCGGCAGCGAACCGGCTTGGCCGACTACGCCGGGGCTGACTATCCCGGATGGGACGATGAGTTGGCAGTGCGTCACGCGCGTCATCGGCGACGTGAACATCCCCCACACGAAAGCGACCGCGCTCGGCGCTTCGCACGTGTTCAAGGGCAACGTCGACATTTGTTCGTTCTCCGCCGCGGTCGATCCTACCGACTGGACCAGTGCGAGCAACGCCGGCTACCTGCCGACCGGCCTGAACAATTACGGGGACAACCCGATCGCCATGTTGGCGCTCTACCGCGGGAACCTGCTGGCGTTCAACGCGGGCGGCTACCAGATGTGGCAGATCGACCCGGACCCCGCCAACATGGCGCTTCTCGACGCGCAGCCAGTAGGCAGCATATGGCCGAAAGCGGCGCAGTCGGTCTCGAACGATCTGCTGTTCTTGACCGAAGTCGGCGTGCGCAATCTCGGCACGATCGGTGCGACGGCCAACATGCAGATCGGCAACTCCGGCCAGCCGGTTGACGCGCTGGTTAAAGCCCAACTCATGGCGGGAACCTACGCTCCGACCTCGCTCTACTACCCCGGGCGCGGCCAGTACTGGCTGATATTCGGGCCGCAGGCGTTTGTGTTCACGGTCAACGGCGCCGGGTTGAAATCCTGGAGCCGCTACGTGTTTCCGGCGGCTATCACCGGCTCGACGATCATGAACGGCGTGCTCTACCTGCGTAGCGCGACGAACTTCGTATGGCAGGTCGATGCGGCTACGCTGGTCGACGACTTCGGCGGCGCCAACGTGAACTTCCCCGGCGTTATCCAATGGCCCTATTTGGACTTGGGCTCCGGCGCGTTGAACGAAATGCTGCTCGGGGTGGATCTGGTGGGCACCGGCGCCGTCACGGTTCAAGTTGGGTTCCTCCAATCTGATCCGACGACCTTCAGTGATAACGCCGGTTTCGCGACTTCGCTTAACGTAACCGCTCCGTACTTGGTCTCAGATGCGGATACCGTGCCGGGCATGCCGATCCCTCTCCCCGTCAACGCACCAAGCATGACGCTGATCCTGACGTTCAGCCCGAACCAGGCGTGGAGCTGGCTCTCGGCGAATCTCTACGTTGTGGACGCCGCTGGCGGCGGAGCTACGGGATGACGATCACCGTCTACAAACCGCTGCTCTCGGACTTCATCGTGGTTTCGATGGCGATGCCGGAGGACGAGCGCGCCCAACTCGAGGCGCTGACCGGCGAGGACTTCGACATCGACGGTTGCGCGGTGGGGAACTTCATGGTGCCGGGGCACAAGTTCGTGCTCAAGTGCGGGGACCGAGTGCTATGTGTCGGCGGATTCGCGCCGGAGCGCCCCGGCGTCTGGCGGGACTTCATGCTGAACACCCCGGAGGCGTTCTCGCCGGAGAACTACGTTGGCGTCACGCGCACCTGCCGCCGGATCATGGACGCCATGTTCGCCTCGAAGCAGGCCCACCGACTGGAGTGCGTCGTCCCGGCCTCGAGGCTCGAAAGTCGCCCCAAGCTGGTCAAGTGGTATAAGGTGCTGGGGTACCGTCGTGAAGCCCTACTCGCCGGATACTGCGCCGATGGTTCGGATGCGGTTCTTTTTTCGCGCGTAGGACACTGACATGGGCTCGAGCAACAAAGCATCCAACGCCGCGGCAGCCGCCGACGCCGCACGTCAGAAGTCCATCCAGGATACGGTCTCGTCGATCAACAATGCGTACTCGTCGCCGCAGCGCCAGGCGCAGTACGACGCCTACGGCCAGAACCTGAACAAGTACTACACCGGCCAGGTGAACGATCAGGAAGCGGTGAACGCGCGCAACCTCAAGTTCGCGGATGCGCGCAGCGGCTTGAGCGGCGGTAGCGCGGCCGTGGACGCTAACACCCAGCTCAGCAAGGACTATTCCAAGGCGCTCCTGACGGCATCGCAGCAGTCGCAGGGCGGCGTGGCCGCGCTCCAGCAGTCCGATCAGCAGGCGAAGGCCCAGCTCGAAAGTCTTGCGACGCAAGGGGCCTACACCGGCGCGATCCCGACGCAGATTGCAACCGCGCAGCGCGCTTCGCTCGAGGGGGCCGGCAACTATACGAACGCCAACGCGCTCGGCAACCTCTTCGGCGGAACCGCGCAGATTTACCAGAACGAACAGACCGCGGCGGCAAACCGGAAGGCGCAGCAGTCGCCGGTCGGCAGTCTCTACGGCAGCCCGGGGTACTGATATGGGTAGCAAGTTCCTCAATCCAGTGAATGCGATCGACCCGGGCGCCATCGCCTCGCTATTTGGCAACCGGAACAGTGGCTTTCTTGCGCGCATGTCGTCCTACGATCCGCTCGTCTCGTCGAGCGCGGGGAAGTACTTGGCACCGGCCGAGCACGACGCTGGGCAGGCGTATACCGCTTCGCACCTCCGGAACACCGGGGACGCGCAGGGCAAGCCGTTGGCCGGGGTGGCGCCGACGCTCGGCGACGCGCTGAACAGCTACCAGCAGCCCGCCGCGGCTCCCCCGCCAGTTCGGCCGGGCGTGCCGTTCCAGCCAGTAGCCCCCCAGCCCAAGGTTGGTATGCTGACGCCGCAACAGCAGCTCTACGGGTCAACGGGGTATGGCTGATGGGTACCAAGAATTTTCATCCAAGCGGGTTGGGAAAGTCGCAAGGCGCGACGAACCTTTCGGCGCGGGCGTTCGCAGCCAGTGGGTATTCCGGGCGCATGGCCGGTATCGGCGCGCAGAAGAGCCTTGCCCAGGCGAAGGCCAAGGCCATTCTAAAACCGGGGCTCAAGACGGCGGCGTCCAACGCGCCTGGCCCG